GCGTTTGAACTGGATTGGAATGACAAGTTTATTACCAATCTAGTACGTGCTGGGTATCAACTACAACCCGGTGAAGCCGAAGATCTCATTGTTGATCGGTGGTTCCAATCTGTTTGCCGTAACATTGTGCAAGAAAACTACGAGCAATGGGAAGCCAATCAACCAGTTGATGCAAGACCGCGAGTAATGGATCGCAAAGATCTAGGCGATGGAAAAACTGAAGTATCGTGATACTGTATGTAAATGGTGATAGTCACAGCGCCGCGGCAGAGGCAGTTAACCCATATGCCTTTGCTGAGGACGATCCCTTGTACTGGGCACTAGGTCGACAACCACACCCCGATAACGAACGTGTCAGTTACGGTTGCGAACTGGCCAATCGAATGTATGCAATCTTGCATTGCGATGCGGAATCTGGTAGCAGTAATGATCGCATGATCCGTGTCACTAGAGAGTACTTGACCCAGGAAAAACCAGACTTGATTGTTATAGGCTGGTCCACCTGGGAGCGTGAAGAATACCTACACGACGGTGTTTACTATCAATTACATGGCGGTCACATCAACCGAGACTGGCCCAATGCTGTCCGAGAGTACTACAAAGAATACATTGCTCGTTACGATTTTATCAGTACCATCAAACGTAACCATGCCATGATTCATGCATTTCATACCGAACTGCAAGACCAAAAGATTCCACATTATTTTTTCAATACCTTTGCTCCTTACTGGCACGAGGAACCCAAACAGTGGCACGATTCATATCTAGAACCTTACAGCAAACCATTTACATTTTGGTATTGGTTGCAAGAAAAAGGGTTCAGTACAGTGCGCGAAGGATCGTATCACTATGGTCCAAAAGCGCACGAGGCCTGGGCTGACTTACTTTGGTTAAACATTCCAAAATAGCCTTGACAGATAATGCATTATATGCTATTATTACTGTATGAAATATCTTATTGTTGACACAGCTAACACATTCTTTCGTGCCCGTCATGCCGCACATCGTCAAAGCGATACGTGGGATCGATTGGGATTTGCTATTCATGTAACATTGTCCAGTGTGGCCAAGTGCTTTAGAGATCAGGGTGCCGATCATGTGGTATTCTGTTTAGAAGGTCGTAGCTGGCGTAAGGATTTTTATGAGCCGTACAAGAAAAACCGAGCAGTTGCCCGAGCCGCGCTCACCGAAGCCGAAGCCGAAGAAGATCGATTGTTTTGGGAATCTTTTGATGAACTCAAAACGTTCCTGTACGAAAAGAGCAATTGTACTGTTCTCCGGCACGACAACTTGGAAGCAGATGACTTGGTGGCAGGATGGATTCAGGCACACCCTGAGGACGAACACGTAATTGTGTCCAGCGACACCGACTTCCATCAGTTGCTGGCCACCAACGTAAAACAATACAACGGGATTGCAGATGAACTCCACACTATTGAAGGCATTTTTGACAAAAAAGGTGCCCCAGTCAAAGATAAAAAAACTAAGGAAGCAAAATCCATACCTGAACCAGCTTGGATACTTTTTGAGAAATGTATGCGAGGCGATCCCACAGACAACGTATTCAGTGCATATCCCGGAGTCCGGAAAGTTGGAAGTAAAAATAAAGTTGGGCTCACAGAAGCGTTTGCGGACCGCGACAAAAAAGGGTTCGCGTGGAACAATCTAATGCTTCAGCGTTGGACCGACCACAATGGTGAAGAGCACCGTGTGCTGGACGACTACCTGCGTAATGTTACCTTGGTGGACCTGACTGCACAGCCAGACCATGTCAAAGTCTGGATTGCCGAAACTATTGCTACCAACTCTGTGGCCAAAGATATTCCGCAAATTGGTGCCAAGTTCATGAAGTTCTGTGGCAAGTACGAGTTGAATCGTATCAACGACAACATTCAAAACTTTGTGGCGTTTTTGACTGCCGCATATCCCGAGGAAGTAAATGTTTAATTTTTTTAAATCGCGTCAAGAACATGTTGAGGAACTCATGGATGCAATCAAAGAAAATGCCACTGTGACACCGACACCAGAACCTGATCGCACATCAGAGCCGGCTTACCAAATTGGCAAAACCGAAGACAATAGAACTACCTTACGCATCGGTGGTTCAGGATATTTTAGCATTCTTACCATGTCGGACCACGGTGTTCGACAACTGATTCGCATGCTGGAATCTACACTAGAAAAGGAAACTGAAAATGAAACTGTTTGAATGGCTCAAAGAACACGAAACTGAAGTTGCATGGTTCCTTATTGGATTTCTTATCAACGACGGTCTGGTCAAAATTGGCCAAGGTAATCTGAATGCGGCCGGACTTGATTTTGTGGTAGCCGCCATCAACTATTTTATGTGGAGACGTTGATGAAAATTGGTCTTAGCTACAGCAGGTGTGTGCGTGATATTGTGGACGGAGTGGTAGACATAAACGATGTATTGGTATTAATTACTCGCACAGACTTTGATCCACACAATGATGACCAATGGTCAGGTATCTGGTCAGGCTACGGTGGCGGCCAAACTTTTGGTAGCCCGTTTAGCAGTCCAGAATGGATGAATTATCCTGCCGAAGATGAACAAAAGTTCAGAGACATCACATTACAACTTTACGATTCTGGCAAAATGCATCAGCCTCGCCAGTTTGGTGCTCATCCACAGCGCCGACCCGAGATCTGGCTAGAGGCTGTATTGCCCAGTAGCGAACTGGAACACAATGCGGCCGCCAAGGCTGCCTGGGAGCAGTTCCAGGTCATTGCCGGTTTGTCTAGTGTGGAACTAGATGACAAGTATCAATAAGGACTGTCATGCTTGGAACAATATTCATTGGTCAAGGAGCAGAATATCTGCAAGTGGCTGTCAACCCCTCTGCACTGCCTTATGTGAGTAGCTCGTCTAATCCTGCACAAGGAATGCTGAGGGTCACCAACAATCAAATGGAAGTATTCAACGGCACCAGTTGGCAACAAATTTATGAAGGATCAGCATCAGTGGGATTATCGTCAAAGACAATAGATATACTTAAATGGGCCGATGCCAAGATGCACATGGAACGTGAAATCATGACTGCTGTTGAAAACAATGTGACCGTGGCTGATGCTTACCGTACCTACAAAGAAGCCGCAGACCGATTAACAGTGGTCATGGCGTTGGTAGAGAAAGAGGAGAAATTACCATGATTAGAGGTTTACTTTACAAACTGCACCGTTGGGTGTGGGACTATCGTCCGCACGACGAATCTATAAAAATCAGTACTGCCAGCGCCGGTATGAATCGATTGGTTGGACACGACGATATTGACCCGACCATTAGATTCAGTGTAACAACTGCACGTGGCGGTGTGATTGTTGCCAGTCGCACATACGATAGACAAAAAGATCGTAGCAATGACATTATCCATGTCATCCACGACGACGAAGATGTGGCCCGTCGAGTTGGAGAAATTGTGGCCCTGGAGTTGATGAAAGCATGAGCGAAATAATTGCACGTCCGGTAATTAAAAATAAATTTTGGATTGTAGAAGAAGCCGGCGAAAAAACTGCCACAATCCAGGCCATTGATCAAACTGGTCAAGTGGCCTTTGTACACAATGAGCAAAGAGAAATCTTTCCCAGCATAAAACTACTAAGTAAAAAGTATAACATAGAATTTCTCAAGCAGGAAAAGATCAAGTCAGACCGACCAGCCACATATAGCATACACGGTTACCCCACACCACATCGACCGCATAATGTGTTGTTTGATGTGCAAAAGCATCTGCCAATCTATACCAAGACTGCCAAGAGCAAAAGTTTCTTCTGCGCCGGGTACTATATTATCAAGTTTAATCATAACTGGGCTCGTGCCTATTGCCCCAAGGCCATTACCCTGAACAGGTACGAATATGAAGGTCCGTTTGTCACACAAGAAGAAATGACTGAACGTTTAAAGGTAGCCAATGGATAATTTAACTTTACCAGTACGCATGTTCAACGACAAAGTGCGTGTGATGAATCAAACACAAAGTCGTACCGTGACACTGACTGCGGACGAGGCAAGAAACCTACATTCAGACATTTTTGGATTGTTGGCCAAATTTGCAGAATTAACAAAAGAACCTCAGGTAACGGATGAGGTTGTCCAAATCAACATGGACGGAGGAAGTTTTAAATAAACTGCGCGGTTATTGATCATAAATAACTGTATCAAGGAACGTAATGAAATGAGTCGACCAAAACCAACCGTGCTGTTAGAGCACGTAAACAAATCAAATTACAAAAGCGATCAGGTCTTGGCCAGTGAGGGAATTTGGGCGGTTTTTTACGACAACCAACCCATTAACCTAAAGACTTTTAATACCTTGGTACACTACCCTGGACCAAAATACAAAAAGGTCAGCTTTTCTAACAGCGGTCATGCCATCAACTTGGCCCGCAAACTCAACAGCCTTTTCAAGACTGACAAATTCACAGTCGTGTTACTGAAACAAGGCGAAAAAATCTATCCTTAAATCATGGATCAAGGCCAATGGCAAACGCTCATTGTCACTCAGGCCGGCTACCCTGTTGAACGTTTTGTTGGTGTAGAACACACCTGGTGGCAGAATCCACTCAATCGCGACAGTTTACGATTGACCAGTACTGGATTCAAATGGGCCGGTAAGCACGCCGGTATGGTATTTCATGCTGTTGAACTGCAAGAAAAAATTCTACCCAAACAGATGCTACAACTAGAACGTTTACTCACCAGCCCGTACTACATAAAAACTCTCAAAACACTATATGTGGTCAGCGAAACTGATGCTGT